CTTGGAATACAGAAGACCATGTTGTTTGCCCTAAGTGTAAAAGTTTTGATTATTACATTTTAGAGGAGAATGAAAATGAATAATTGTTATGATGAAGATGAAAGAACTTGCGACACTTGTAAGGCAACGACAGATATAAATATTTGCTGGACAGAAGGCGGACAGTATTGGTGCAGTGATGAATGCGTACCTAAATGGAAATGGGTAGAAATGTTTGGAGAGGAGAACGAAGATGATTGAAGAATTATTAGATAAATACCACGTTGATGATTTTGATAATTTATTAATTGAAATAATTAAACATATGCAAGAACAAAAACAAACAAGGGAGAACGAAGATGAATAAAGTAATTATAGAATTAGAATTTGATGATAAGCCTACTGATGCAGATGTTTACAATTATCTGAATGAGTTAATGGATAATGAATGTTTGGGATATGAAATCAAGGAGAACGAAGATGACAGTTGATTTTCTTTTTCACTTCACCACCATTTTATTAGTTACTGCAATTCTTTATATAATACTTATGGATAACAACGATAGGAGATAACATGACTCAATACAAAGACAAAGTTGAACAACGAGGTAAAGAACTCAAAGAACAACGCGATATGAATGCCGTTACAGGGATTGAAATTGTAATCAACAAACCTGAAAACATCTGGCACATGAACACTTACCGTAGAAACGGAGAGCAAATTCGATCTTACAAAGATAAACGCAAAAAGGACGAAGTTATAACCCAACCTTACCGATTATGACAGATATTGAAGTTTACGGATATATCTTCGGCTGGGGCTTTTTTATTTGGGCAACCGTTATTGGAACGATTATTTTTCTCTACAATTTTGTTTTGAATGATGACGAGTAAATACCGATATGTAATCGTCCAACAGGACAAACCGAACACGCTATTACCTTATGGCGTAGAAATTTATAAAAACTTAGAACTAAAACCATACAAATCTTATTGGTTTAAAACACCTGAAGAAAGACTCGAAGGATTGAAGATTGTTGCTAAAACTAAATAAAATGGATAAAATCCAATTGTGGCGTTTATGTGGTAGATTTTATTATCTTTCGACTCTCCTATTTAGTATGTTTCATGTAAGTGCCACACTCTAATGAGTTTCTTAGCAATCCTTACCTTAATAATTTATATACTTGCTTTTATTCTTGGCAGACCTAAACCGTAGTCTCATCATCTAAATCATCAATTAAATTTTCTGACTGAGCATCTTCTTGCTCTAATCTTTCTAAACTTAATGCTTCATCTTCCTGGGCCTCTGGATCTCCAGCTGCAGAACTATCTGCCAGGACGACATTACCCATTAACTGTTCCAGGCGTTTCTCTACTTCTTCCCGACTCATTTGATCCACCTTCCCGAACATAACCTCTTTACGATCCACGACAAGACCCCCGACCTTTAACAAACTATTTTGTGCCGATATGGCTGCGTTAAAGGACCCCGCTTCGAGGGCCTTGTCCCTAATATCATATAAATCTTGAACTGCACGATCATAATTTAATTCGTACTTCTTCTTAGCCTCATTCATGAGGTAGTTGTATTCTTTACGTATCTTTGGATGATTCATCAGCTTATTAGCCGATTGACGAGCATCTTTATACCCAGCCTTATGTGCGCATTCGACTAGAGAAAGCCGAGGATTATTAACAGCTTGCCAGATAAAGTTTCGTTGTCTTCGATTGAGGGAGTTGTCTAGATTAGCATATTCGATAGGGGCTTCTTCATCAGGAGATAAGATAGGCTCATATTCTAGTTTATTTTTTCTATGTCCCATTTGTTAAGCATATTAGAGTAGGATAGATATTAATACCTACCCCCACTTTACCCTAAAGTGTATTGAGAGGATACATTATCTTATTTTACTTAGTCAAGACATTTGTTAATTATTTAACTAACTATCTCTAATTCCTCTGACAAAAATGAAAAAAATAAAATAATCCGCAAACCCGCATTCTTATCATGTTTTTTCACGTCAGACATTTATGACAAAAATAAGACAATAATAGATTAGTCTTTTTCTGGAGTAAATTCGAAGTAAGTTTTACCGTATTTTACTTCACTCCATTCGACATACTGATTAAGTATTTCGTCCACTAAACCAAGCAGCTTAGTATCATCATCTTCAACCAGCTTTTGTACGTTCCAGATGCAAAAACTAAGGGCCGTTAAGACTACGTTGAGTCTATCTTCGCCTCTTAACTCATAATTATTAAAGATACTCTCTAATTTAGATACCACCTCTTGTAGAGTTGGCTTCTTCATTTTGCTTTGGATTGGTACTACTTTCAATGTCATTACCTAACTATAAACTAATTATCTAAATTATCTACCTGTTCTAATGTAACTTCTATCGAAACATGCCTCATAAGTATATCTATAAGCTCAACCTGTTCAGATCTAGAAAGCTCTTTAAATTGATTGACGATTTCTTGTATTAATTCTGTACTACTCATATGAACTCCTATAAAAAAGGCGGGGGATTGTTTCGCTAAGCTCCCCCGTTACTTATGCAAACTATTCAGCTTTAGAGAAAAAACTGAATTAACGCGAACTACATTACGTTGAATTGTTCGTTGAAATCCTCACTATTAAACATACGAACCTCTTCCTCTGGACATAAAGATTCGTAACCTAAGTTTTCAATGTGATATTTTTTGTAGGACTCTACGACATTATCGGTTTTCTTATCAGCCAGATCTCCTTCAGCCTGGTCATAAGACAAACGCATCAACATATACATATCTTTTACTCTACCCATTTGTAACTCCTAAAGTTTCTATATGTAGACATTATATACTTTTTCATTTAGAATACAATTAATTACTTAGGAGAGTAAATATGGATATAAATATAAAAGAACAGATTGATGCGATCTTAAACGCATCCCACGAAAAGGAGATCACAAAAGATCGTCTTAACTACACGCTGGCTCAACTGAAAGCTAACATTTCAGATCTTGAGGAATGCATCAATAAACTTACTTCAGCTGTTGAAGACATGAAGGAGGCATCATGACTGTATTACCAGAAAGTTTAGAAAAAGAAGAACATATGGTCCTAGGGAACGCTATCTATTTTCCTAATATGGAACATAACTTTTATCACTCCTCACCAGGAATATCATCATCAAACATAAGAAGGTTTGGTCAAAGTCAGCTACACGCTTTTGAAGAAGTAACTGAAACCACGCCAGCTATGAACTTCGGTACTGCTGCTCACTCACTTATTGTTGAGGGAGAGGAGGCCTTTGTTAATGATGTTGTAACGCTTAGTGGATCTCCGTATACCAATGCTAATAAAGAGCTTAGAAAAGAATACGAGGATAGAGGATTAACCGTTGTTACTGCAAAAGATAGGGAAACTATCTACGGCATGAAGGAGTCTTTGATTCCAGAAGGAGTAAAACATTTATCAGCAGATGAGGGCGAGTATCCTAGTATATTTAGCACTCCATATGAAATAGCTATCTTTTGGTGGGAAAAGGATCTATTGTTAAAAGTTAAATCTGATGTGCTTAGACACCCTATCAACATACCCCATGAATCTAACTCAATCATTCTAGTTGATTATAAAACTACGACCGATTGTTCTGTTAGAGGCTTTACATCATCAATCAAAAAGTATCAGTACGACTTACAGGCTGCTTGGTATAAACGTGGTTATGAGCAAGCTGGTTTCAATGTGGTTGATTTTATTTTTGTAGCGCAAGAAAAGAAAAAACCGTATGCAAGTAAAATCTTCAAGATGAAACACGAAGATATGGAAGCTGGCTGGTTAAAACTTGAGCATTTGCTAGGCGAGTACAACGCTGTGCTAAACGGACAAAAGGCTACAATTTATAACTCACCAAATATCGTAACTGTAGATTTAGGAGAAAAAAGATGAAGGATAATTCTGTAAATTTAAAACTAGATCAAGCTACCTGGAATATCTTGGATGAAATTCATAAGGAAACTGGTATCAGTAAATCAACTCAGATTAGTAATTTTATTAAAAACACAATGAAAAACAAAGAAAGTGTTATCAAAAATAATATAGAAGAGTTAGAGAAGATAGCAACCGCAAAACGAGAAGAAGCAGAAAGGCTATTTTTTTTTTTTTTTGCTGCTGTTAGTCAAAGGCAAGATATAAAATTTGTTAATAAGTATGCTGATTTAAAATCTAAAAAGAAAAAGGGCAGAAAACCTAGCAATCGATTTGCATTTACAGATGAGTCTGTGTCCAATCTGAGACATGAAGGTAGAGATCTCTGGCACTTTGATACAGAAACTTCTGGCTTAGCGATTAGAACTAAAAAAGTTGGAAAGGCTTACTACACTAGAGCAAAAAACCCTAGAATCTCGTCTTACGCAATTAGAGTCAAAATTGGTGATACAGATAACATATCTATAGAGCAAGCCAAAAAGATTCACAAAGATAACCTAAAAACTATCTTTGAAGATAATATCAACCCTAATACGCTTAACCCACAAGCTAAGTGGACAAGAGATAATGTAAATGTTGCTTATGTTGAAGAAAAAGATAAGAGAGCAACGACCAACTGGAAGTTATACACATCTCTTAAATATGATGATGGATTATGCTTCCCTATTCTAAAGGCAATAGCAAAACGTCATCCTGAGTTGGTAGATCAATGCAAAAGTAAATATATGAATAGGTTTTATAGCATAAGGGGAGAAAGAATCCTTGATATGTTTAAGAATGAAGAAATGAATGTGTTTGAAATATCTACTAGAGAGATGATTGAAGACAAGCGAGGACAGCATAAGATAAGACGAATGAGCATACAAAATGTTATCGTTCAGATTTTAAAAAGTTTTTATTGGCATGGGACCAAACAAGAAATCCAATC